TCAGGGTCTTCAACTTCTTCAAAGCCAAAATTTTCAAACAAGTCTCCAAAATAATCAAGACCCTGTTCCCACCAGTCATCTTCGAATTGTATTGTCGGTAAATTTATACTAAATTTTTGAAAATAATAATCTCTCACCAAACTGTAACAATCTGAAGTTCCAAAATTATAGTCTCGACCAAGTAGTTCATTATTTAATTTTTTAGGAATATACTCGTACTTTTCGAAGTTTGGTAAAGAATATATAATATAAGGTATTCCTAAAAAATTACTTGCTTTTTTATCTGCTTCGCTTGGTTCACAAGAAAAGTCTGGATGACTATGTACTATTGCGTAAATATCTCCCGTTAGTTGTGCGCGAAGATAGTCTTCTGAAGGAATTTGAAAGTCTTCTTTTGGATTCTCTGCTTGATTTTCACAAGGTATCCACTCTATTTTTCCTTTTTTATTTACTAGTAGTCCGCAACCTTCTTCAGGGTATTTCTCCATAAAATGTAAATAAATACTATCTTCTCTGTACAACACCGGGGTAGCCTCCATATGGCAGTGCTATTCTTGAATCTCTTGCTCTAATAAATCCCCCATTTCCATCAGGAACTGCCTGGAACCTCATAGCACAAGAAGTTAAAGTCTTTCCACATATATCGCCTTGTGTCCATATGTCCCCTTCTTGAAGAGAGGTATTCCATGCAAGCGTTTGAGTATTTCTTTTTACTTTCCATAAAAAAGAGTTTTTTACAAAATAAGTATTATATCGTTTATCTTTGTATCCTTTTACAGTAATTGGTGAATCTCCATCCGCTGTCGGTACAGTAGGTTGTAAATAAACCCAAACCCTTCTCCAGCTTGCGCTTGTATCACTTGGAGCAGTACTTGTATTTGCTAAGCATTGCCAATAGTTTTTTACCCCACTTGCTGCGGCTAATATCCCGGGCCCTGTTATTTCTTGAAGATTTGATGCAGTAGTTGAATAATATGTTCCTGATGTAAAAGAAGATAGTGAATCTGCGTCTGTAAAAGAAATAGTAGAGGGTAAAATATACTCATCTTCAGGGGACATATATAAAGTATATTCTGTTCCGGCAACTGTAATCTTATTGTCTGCTCTCCAGTTACAGCCTCCTATTTTTTCTTTCTCAGGTCGAGAAGTATAGGCATTACTTGCGTATTTTTTAGCTCCTGCCGCAGTATATCTCCAAGGACAAGATCCACCAACTATAACTCTTCGTGGCAATTGAACTCCTGCTAAATCAAAAGGAGCTGCTAATTCAAATTCTACTTGTAGAACATTTTTTCCGCTTATTCTATCAATTACATAGGTTGTCTTAGGAAATTCAACAGGAGCATTTCCATTTCCAGTATCTCCAGATTCTCCTACTAAATACTTTTTTAAAGTGGTTCTTCTAGTAATTCTTTGACCGATCAAATCTTCAAAGTCTAATCCCCCAATCGCTGACGAAAAAGTACTTTGTAGATTTGCTACAGTTAACTTAGGACGATTCATTGCTCCGTCTGAACTTATATCAAAATTTTCCGCCTCTATAGGTATAGCGATGTAAGTTCTTGCGACACCGCCGGAGTCTCGAAACTGCACTTGCGTTAAATCTGAGTCTAATCCATCAGAGAAAAAATACGCAAAACTTCCATCAGTATACTCTAAATCATAAAGTATAATAATAGAGGAGTCGACTCCCTGGCTTTGTACATCTTCAACAATTGCTGTCATGATTCATATACTCTTCTAAAGGTAGCTGTTAAAGAAAAATGACTTCCATTTGTGTATGTTTCATTTACGCTTTCACAAACTACTTTTATTGTTTTTTCATTATCAGTAGTACTATCTAGTACTCCGGTCGTTTCTTCTGTTGTCGCATTATCGGGCACAGTAAAATTAAACGCAGTTACTCCATTTAAGCTAGTTAAATAGCCTGCAATATTATCGGCCTCTTCCTTTGTTCTGTTCTTAAAGTTTACCGTATACGTTTCATCTATATTATTTATTCCCTTTGTTGATCTTTGCTCGTAGCCATCGCCAAATTTTATTTTTCTTACTTTTGGTTTTGCACTTCGAGTCATTCCACGATCAGGAAGAATAGTAAGACTTCCATAAGCTGAAGTTGTAGTAAATCCTAATGCCATTATGCTGCTCCAAACGGACTGAGTATTCCGCCAGGTCTCTTTTGTTTTTGTAACTCGTCTTGGACGGCTTGTGCAAGAAGCTTTCCTAACTCTCCGCCTCTCTGATCATCTGATTGAGACTCAGTTTCTGCGTTTCCATCATTTGACATATTTACACTGATTGAAACATTATTAGTATTTGCTGCGCCACCGCTCTTCATCTCTACCGGAATCTTTCCGCCGCTTGGAAGAGGAACCACAGCTTCTGTACCATGAAGAATTGCTGGGTATCCTGCATTTCTTCCGCGAGCGATTCCTCCGGTTGCGTACCCTTTCATAATACCACCATAGCGAGCAGGAGCAAATATATTTAGTAAGGCACTAAGAAAGCCTCCACCGCCTCCAGCTCCTCCGAAAAGACTTCCTAGAAGGTCAGGAAGTCCTTTAAACAAAGAACTAAGACCTTCGCCGAAACTTCCAAATACATTTCCCATTTTTTCTAGAAAACCTCCATCAGCGTTCTTATCGAATACATCCGCAAAATCACTAATAAAATTACTAAACATGCCCCCTGTTCGTACTCCTCTATCTTGAGTATTTCCTACTATTACATCGTTTCCTTCTTGGTTAAGTGTCCTTCCGCCTTGTTTTGTCCCAAGAAGCATTTCCCAAAAACCTTTTCTAGGCTCGCCTCCGCTCGAGAGAGGGGTTAGTGGAGTAGTGGGTCCCCCACTTGGCACAGTTGGAGGAGTGCCTGTACCCGGAGGAATAGTAGAACCCGAAGGAGTAGTAGCAGTCCCTCCCGAAGCCGCAATAATTCTAGCGGCTATAATATTTGCTCCTTGTGTTGCTCCTGCTACAATTCCTGTACTTATTGTTGAAGCGCCCGTAGTTGTAGAAGTAAGTATAGCTGCTGCCATTTTTTCATCAGGATCTTTAGCTCCCGTTATTGCTTTCATTATTCTTTTTGTCATACTTTCAGCTAAAAAATCTGCTACAGAGTCTAGCACACCTTTAGCAAGTTTTAATAAAGAATCTTTAAAACTACTTTCAGTTCCTTTTATAAGAGCTGCAAGGCCGGATTTAAGATTATTCTCCAACGATTGCATAGCTACTTCTTTCATTTGTTGAGAAACACTTAACTGGTTTCTCATCTCTTCTGTCTGATCCCTTAATAGCTGAAGATTTTGAGTTTGAAGCATTATCTCTCTGCCTCTTGCATCTACAGTTTTTAACATTTCTTGGCCACGGGTTTTTTCCAGCTCGTTTCCCTTTTCTATTAACTGTAAAGCGGCTGCCCTGTCTTTTGCGGCTAGTTTTTGAGCACGAAGTATACTTTGTTCTGTTTTAAAAATCTTTATTTCATTTTTACCAATTGCTACTTTATCTTTTATCTCATCCTTAATTAATTTAGTTTTACCTTTTGATAAGTTAAAAGCTGTTCTATCTAAAGCTACAGAAGCCGAGTTTGAAAGAGTTTCAATTTCAGCTAGGCTTTGATAAAATGTCATTAACTCTTTTATTACTTTTAGTCGTTTTTCTTCTGCTTCTGTCTTTTCTCCATTTGCTTTTGCAGTTGTTTCAATTAAAAATTGTTCCTGAGATAACTTATCAAGAAAAGTATCATACTCATTTAAAGGAAGCAACTTAGTATATAGTTGTTGTGCAGTTCTAGCATTTTCTTGCTGTAATCTTGTTAACTCAGATATATTTGCACTTAGTGATTGAATTGCGTCTCTTTGCTCAAAAATATCTTTAATACTAACATCTTGTCCTTTTTCTAATTGTGTTAGTAGTTGTAAATAAGCTTGTACTGCGGCATTATTTTTAAATCGAGCATTTGTACTTTCGTCTATTATTTTCTTTTCATCAAACAGCACTTTTACTGCATCTGATAATTTTGAAGTTCCTACGTCTTGTTGGTCAATAAAGTCTGAAAAGCTTTTTCCAGCATTTACGCTGGATGCTATTAATTTTTCGAGTGTATCTCCGTAAGTTTTTCCCGCAGTAGCGGCATTTAAGGCAGCTGCTTCTGCACCTCCATACCCTTGCTGAGATTCCTTAATCGCGAGTTGAGCAACATCTAATTTATCCGCTAGCTCTAGAGTTAAGTCACTTTGTTCTTGAATATAATTATTATACTCGTCTTGAAGAGTTGTTAGCTGTTTTAACTGAATAACACTTCCAAGGTAGCTCGTACTTATATTTCCTAATTTTTTTCCATATGCTTCTAAATACCTGTTTCCTAAATCATGACTGTCATTAAGAATATTTTGTACTTGAATAAACTCTTCGGTTTCTCCTAATAAATTTGTAATCTTATCGGCCATATAGTCAAAGGAATCTGCAGTTTCTGCTGCTGCATCTTTAGTTTTAAAGAAAGAGTACACCAATGTTCCTAATGTTGCAATTAGTGAAAGCCAACTAACTGCACTTAAAGCCAATGTTATAGCTCTACCCGCTGCTACAAATGCTTTTGCTATTCCTGCGGCTGCGGCTTTTGCAGCAACTTCCATACCTTTAAAAGCTACTTGTGCATTTAACTTAGTTTTTTGCCACATTCTAGAAACTGCAGTGGAAGTGGTTTGATTAATTTGACGAATCTTTGCCATAGTTACTTGAAGATCTGCAACTTGGCCTTTGTTTAGATTTCTATAGTTTCCTCTTTGCTGTCTTATACTTCTCTGTAGCTGTTTTAATTCGTTTTCTTCTACTGTCTTACCTTGAGCAATTCTTGCAACTATAGAGTTATTTCTAAGCTTTGCTTTTTGTTGAAGAGTTCTTGCTTCTGCTTGTACCTCTTTCTGTAGTTGAGCAGGGTCAATTAATCCCTCTTTTTGTTTTTTTATGTTATCACTGAATTCTTTATTTGCTTTTGAAGCATCCTCAAACGAGGTCTTTGCAGTTTTAGAAAAATCTTTTAATCTATCTTGAAAAGCTCCCACTCCTGGCATTGCTGCATTTACAATTTGAGCTGTAAAAGGAGCGAAAGCAAGAGCTATTAATTCGGGCATTTCTTGAAGAATTTTTGCTATGGGAGTTAAAAACTTAACTGAAAAGCTTTTTATCTTGTTTATGATATCATCAAAAGAAGTAGCAAGTTTTGCAAATTCATTTGCACCTCCCCCTGTAACAGCTAGAACTTTTGAATATTTTTCTTCTACTTGACCAAGTACATCTGCAGTTACTGCTTGGCTTCTTTGAAAAGCAGTAAGAGGGCCTTTTATATCTAAATTATCTTTATATTTTTGAGTTGCTTCATCAAGTCTTAATATAATACCTAATTCATCAAGAAGTTCTGGCTCTGCTTTTGTAACACCACGAACTAATCGATTAAAAGAGTCTGTTAAATCTCTACCAAGAATAGTAGAAGTTTCTCGGGCCGCTTTACCTAATTTAGTAATTTGATCTGGGGTTAAGCCTGCAGCTGTGCCTATAGCCCCTGCTTGAGCAGCTTCTCTAAATGAGAGCTGTGCGCCTGTTGCTCTTTGAATATCTTGAGTTAAAGATTTCATAGAAGTACCTACAGATGCAGTATATGCCATTTGCCCTTCTTCTAGTAGCTTTAGAGAGCCTGCATCCTTTAGGAAGTTAAACGCGGCGGATACAGCAAAGATCTGCGCTGCAAGAGTTGCATAAGCAGGAACAAGACCTCCAGAGATGCCTTGTGCCATTTTAGAAAAGTTTTTAGTACCATTCGAAGACGCTTGAGCAACACCTTTGGTGTTGCGTTCAGTATCTTTAGCGGTTTTGCCTGTTTTACCTAAAGCTTTATCTAGCTTATTGGCATCTACTGCCATTCGCTTAACAGTACCTTTATCATCGACTATTACATCAATATATACTTGTCTTTTCTTCGCCATTATCCTGTAACCGTATGGGCATTACTGCCGCTTTTAGACCTTCTTTCAGCCTCTTTTCTCTTTTTAGTTGCTTCTTCGGCTCGATATTCTATAAGTATAGACTCATATAACTTTGCAAAGTATACTGTAGTTTTTATATCCTCAATTTCATAAGTAGAGAATATAAAGTTCGCAGAAGACCAGTCTTTTCCCATATAGTATCCGGACATGCTGTCCCATCTATCGGGAAGTAGTCCGAACACAAAAAATGCCACCTGCACTTCTTCAGGAAAACTAGAAGTGTCGAGTGGCATCTTTTCGGGATCTGGTTCTTGACCAAGCTGTTCACACAGCCTCAAATAGGTTTCTATGTCTACATTGGATGTAGTTTCTTTTACACTGCGCCTTATAAGAGAGTTTATTCTCTCTACTTGCGCCCAGTAAAATTTTCTAAGTCACCTACTGTTTCTGTTACCCAAGTATCGAAAGAGCTTGCGTTTTTCATCAACAACTCTGCGTTTTCTTGTGTAAAGGGCAGTTCATCGTCTGGATCAAGATCTCCTGTATCTACCAAAAGAAGCTCTTCTAGGTATCGATACTTCAGGCCTTTCCATCCTTTAATTACTGCTTTTGTATATTCATTTAAAAACTTCTCATCATCAAGGTCTTCTTCAGGCTGATGAGTTCTCTTATTAAACTTAGTGGTAACACACCTTTTTCTTAGTTTTACAAGTTCTTCTCTAGCTAAGTAGCAAAGATCTATAGTCATGCCTGTGTATCCAGGAAAGTCAATAGTAACAGTTTTACTAGCAGTCATAAGACTGGCTAGGGAAATAGGGGTATCGCTCATTTATGAATCCTTTAAAAAATTAAAATAGTAAGTTTTATACCGTATAGTATATAGGAAGGGAGGAGGTTTGTCAAGAATTATTTTTTGGAGGTGAAGAAAAAAGGGGCCGAAGCCCCTTAAGTTCTTTTAAGCACCTACATATTTGATGGTTGCTTCGTTTGTCAAAGATATACCAGAAGGTAATCCATGGAAACTTGTCTCTAAAGAGATAACATCTTCGATACCGTGAGCGGGCACTTCGAAGTGCGCTGTTGGCATTGCAAACTCTACTCGAGGAGCTGCAGTACCACCGATCTTGAAAGTGGTAGCAAATGAGTTTGTAATCTTTGCTGCCGCCGCAGTTGCTGTCATGTCATTAAAGAAGTCCGTAGACGTTCCCGTATTCGTATTAGAGTCAAGACCCAGATAACAAGCAAAGTTACCAGTAACTGATCTTGCTCCAGTTACGTGACCCGTAGGAGAGTTTACCTGACCTAACGTTTCAGGAGTAATATAGCTGATATTATTCGAAACTGTAATTGATCCGCCAGTCAATGTAAGGGTATAAGTACCACCACCACTTCCTGGAAAAGTTGTGGTATCGTTTGCTGTAACTACAAGCTGAGTCAATCGATTACGAATAAAGTTATCTGTTGCTGTAATATCTTCAGTTACAGTGGCTGTTGGAGCGCTATCAGAAGTAAGTGTAGAAGCAAATCCCGACCAATTAATAGTTGCTAGACCATCAATATCGAAGTCAATAGATGCTTCATTTACAACAGCACTAGCACACTTGTATACCTGAGGATTAGACTTACCTGATCCTAGAACAAAGAAAATATCTGCGGTTCCTAAAGTAGCTTTATTAGAAGAGCCAAAAGCAATATCAAGATCCGTTGTATCTGCTGTAAACCCTGTAAAACTATAATCAGTATAAGTTGCGGGTCCTACCATTAAAGCCCAAAGAACTTCTTCAACAGCATGATGACTGTTTGCAGTATCATCTGCTGCACCGGATCCCGTTCCTGCTGATTTAAAAGGACGCATGTAAGTAGAGAAAGACCATTCCACAGGAGCAAGAGAGTCGTTAAATAACGCCCGTCCTCGCTTACTGTTACCACTAGTATCCTCCATTTCTGCCAGAGTTACCTCTGTTGAGTTTGTTGCTTGCGAAAAGCTGAATCCATCAAGTACGGGGACTTCCCAAACTGCGGACCCAATTTTGATGAACACTTTTGTGTCGCGACTAAAATATAAAGTATCGACTGCCATAGTTTTCTCCTATGTATCTTGAAAAGACTTGGACGTGAACATTTGTTCTTGCCAGAATTTTCTAGTATTGAACCTCTATTAGTATTTCTCCTACACCTAGAGGTTCGAGTACGCCTTCATCAGTATTTATACTGACGACGGTAATTTGATTAGTAGCAAACAGATTATTTTGAGCATCACTATATTGTAATCGTGAATTTTCCTCTATAACTGTTTCTACATCTTCCATTAGTAAGTTTAATGCTTCTTGAGCATCCTCTTCTTGCACATAACATCTAATAGTAATAGACAAAAATCTATCTTTATATCCTGCTCCTTGATATTGTCTGCTCTCAGTGCCAGCATTCAAATGAATTGCAGGAAACTCCTCTACTTCATCCCAAAATTTTAAATAAGGATGAACATTATTAGCTAGATCTGATAACATTGCACCAGAGCCGTCTATGGTTTTTAACTTTTCAACTAGAGCATTAAGTATATTTGCTCTTCGAGACGTGTAAACTCTTTCTGTCATTAAAGTCTCCTAGTATAAAGTTTAGTAGTTACCATTTGTGCTGCTATCTCTCTAATTGATTGATCTATCAGCGTTCTTGGATCTCTTTCAATGCTTGAAAATCTAGATCCACTAGATTTCTCAAAAACTTGATAAGGATCTCTTTGGTAAGTATATCCTACACTTATAAATCCTTTTTTAGTCTTTTGTACATCTAAAGCTCTAACACTAGACGCGAATCTTCCAGTTCTATTCTCTAATGCAGGAGAGCCCATATTTGCAGATACCGTTTTACTAAGCTGCGAATTTAATAGAGCAAGTAAACTAATTGTTGATCCTGCTCTACTTTCTTTAGTATCAAACACTACTTTTGGAGCTTTAGTATTATCTTTAAACTGCTTTCCCTTTCCAGCTTTTACTTTCCTTTGCGTAGATTCAGAGCTTTTTTTATTATTTATTTTTTTCTTTTTTATGTTATTTCTTACGTTCTTTCTTCCCTTTCCAACATCTGCAAACTTGTTAAGGGTTCTGTCTATTCTTGTCTCGACTGGTGTAGGAGAACTTGATAAGTTTTCCATGCCCATTTTTTCAACAATTTTTCCTAGCGTATCACTAAGTTTAGGAGCTAATTTTGCTTCTACCTCTCTTCCATATTTTTTATTAAAAAAGGCGCTTTCTAAAGTTACGCTAATTACGTCAATAGGACTTCCTGGATCCTTTGTAATATTTAGATCAAGCTCATCTCGTAATGCTTTAATAAAAGGAGCTACATCTTTAGAGCCTTTTTGTCCAAAATTAAAAAGAGCATTTTCAACTGCTCTTTTTCTTTGCATCGATACCGCTGTATCACTAAAGTGGCCTACATTTAAAAATTCTGAAGACCTTATTTCTTCTACTTTATTCGTTCTGCTATTGTTCAGTTTTTTAATTTGAGCGTTTAACTTTTTTATAAGCTGTCTTTGAGCATTCTGTTTAATCGTACGGAAATGATTGAATACTTTTCTTGCTCCTTTTCCTTCTTTTGTTGCAAGCATAACTTCAAAGTAACTACTATTCGCTTTATAGTCCGAAGTAAAATAAACTCTTCTAGTGTTTGCATTATAATTTATAGGGTTTAGTCTATCCTTTAAATACTCATACATTGCATCACACTCTGCATCTACAATTTTTTCAATACTTTCCGGTAACTCTGCAAAGCCCCCTCTTCTATTTATTAATTCGTATTTTACTTGCTCTTTTAATTCTTTTCGTGTTAAACGAATAAAATGTACTTTTTTATCAGAAACTAGTAATCTATACTCTTCTGCATTTCTATAAAGATCTTGCTGCAGTTTTAGTAAGACCTTTTGTAAGTTTGCCTGTGCCATTTAAAAGTTCTTATACAAGTCTAAGACTCGCTTAATGTGGTCAGGAAACGCTACATTATCTCGTTGGCTACTAGATGTTTGGTTTTGTATAGTAGCTCCGCCTAAAGTTCTACGCTCTTTATGCTCATCTTTTAAGTAGTAAGTAATTAAATCAATTACTGCTAGTTTTAAGTCATCAGGACAAGAAGCATAACCTGCCCTGTAAACTACTTCTACAGATGCGGGTCCGTGTGGCCAAAAACTATAGCCACCTGAATTAGTTCTTAAAATACTATCAGTACTATAATCAAAGTAATACTGATAATCTGTAGTAGTAAGTGTTTCATAAGCAGAGTCATATGAAGATCTTTCTTTTACGCTTACAATAGTATTAACGGGTGTTTCTGTTAATTGTACTGCGTAAGTATTCCAAGTAATATTAAATGTCTCTGTTTTATCTGTAGAGTAGAAATCTACTAAACTATTACCACAATAGGTTTTTACTAATTGACTCACGGACGGAATCAATGAATTCAATCGCAAATCCTCTTTAGGAGATGCAATTCCTTCTGACTCTTTATACTCCGCTAATGTAATTAAATTTGCCATAAGTCCATTAATAAAAACCTTGGGGAAGGTTGCCCTTCCCCTTGGTTGCTAGCTATTATTAAGCTACTGAATCGATCTTGATACAAGGCTGATCTGAGCCTGCACCTGCGACGATTTCGTTGAAGCCCAAAGATTGGGTAGCAACGATTACACGACGCTGATTCATTACTTCGTAATCCTGCTCGACGGTTACACCGCGGAGTCGTGGGAGTACGTAGTTTCGTGGGTATACTGCAAAAGCTACAGGTACGCCAGCACCTTCGGCTGCAAACTCTTCAGAAACCACAACAGGTGATCCGAAGACTGCTCCGATAGTACCAGTTACCTTGATAGCAAGTTCAGTACCTACTTCATCAAGGCTCTGGAAAGCAGAGTCACTTAACAAGTCATAGTACATGGCTTGGCTTACAATGTAAACAACTTCTGAAGGATTCAGGCCGTACTTGCCCATTTCCTTACGTGCTGCAAGAAGCTGAGCGCCAGTCATGGTAGAGAAGTTGCCTGTACCTAATGAAGCACCATCGATATCGTGCTTAGCAGTTGCTGCTGCACCGTGTCCGTCAAGGCCAGAAATAGTACCGTTACCATTAAGGATAGCGGCTTCTACTGCACGACCGTGTGCACGTGCAACACCTTCAACCAACATAGGCATCAAGTTAACAAGTACTTGCTCGTCAACTTCGTTATCCATGAACGTGCTTGAGATCAAGCGATAAGCGTTCAAGATAACTTGCTTAGGCTGGTAAGTAGCGTTTGATGCGCCACGGTTTTCCAAGTTGCCACCAGTAGCATTAGTTGCCCAAGCTGCGGGATCAACATCTACCTGGATAGGAAGAACTGTGGACTTACCGTTTACAGGAATTTCACGGAACATACGAGCGACTTTCAATTCGTTCATAATTTCCTTCTCGATCAAACGAGATACTTCCTGATCGATATCTGCAGCATTGCTTGCATAATCGATACCTGCCTTCTCTTGGATATCGCTAGCGAAATCCGTATTCCAACCTTTCTGAGTCATAACACCCAACATGTGAGCATTTAAGAAATCCTGACCCCACTTAGTGATATCAGATTTTTCAGCACGGTCAGCGAATACTCGCTTAGACTCACGCATCTTTTGAATTTCTTCAGACTTCTCTTCGAGGTCTTTCTTATATTGAGCAAGAATTTCACCCATATCTGCTTCTCGAGCAGAAAGCTTTTCTTGCATGTCGCTGAGAAGTTTTTCAGCACCTGATTCAACACCAGTTTGAATAGCTGATTTTACTTCTTCTTCTTGCTGTGCTTTAGCAGTTGCTTCAGCAGTAGCTTTTTCTTCAGCTTCTTGTGCAGCTTTTACTTCAGCTGCTTTTTGCTCGGCTTGCTTCATTGCAATCTTTGCAGCAGTTTCCTCTGCTACCTTCTTAGCAAAAGCTTCCAAGTCGACTTCGGGAGTTTGTGTTCCTTCCGACATTTTTGTCTCCTTTTGGGCAATAGCCCCATCCGGTGCGTCACTAGCTAGTAATGATTTTTCATCCTTAGCCAGAGACGGCTCGGCTAGTTCGACACTATTTATGAAAGTTTTTTTGAACTCTTCGTACTCATCAATTGAGTCAAAAGATTTCGCCAGAGAGAAAGTTGCTGCTTGATTGCAAGGAACGGATACAACCGATACTTCAAACAACTCAGCGTCCTTAATCTTTAGTCCGTCAGTTTCCGTGATATAATCAGCATCCTTGACTCGGAAACCAACAGAAAAAGCCCCAAGGATACCTTCTTTAACTAGTTCACAAACATTAGCTGGTGCGGACTTGCTAATCTTTGCTTCTAACTCCAGGCCATTCTCTGTTACTTTAAGGCCTGTAGCTCGACCGATTGGTCGATCATAGTCGTGATTAAAAAGAATAATAGGATTCTTTTCAAAATTCTTTAGTCCGCCTTTTGCCCATGCTTCACCAGAGATAGAATCTCCTGCACGATCAAAATCGGATGTACTTGCCATACCGCGAATCATTACACTTCCATCTTCAGAAGCATGTGATTTAAAAGTAGACGTTAGATTAAATATTTTTTCCATATTAGTTCTCGTCTTTGCTCATTACTGCTGGAGCAGGCTTTGGCTTGGGAGCAGCTTTAGGAGCAGGCTTTGGCTTGGGCTTTGGAGGAGGCGGAGGATTCTCTGCCTTCTTAATCTCTGCCCATACTTCTGGAAAACTTCCTTCAAGAGTTTGAAGTAATCGAGTCCAGCTACCAAAATGGTTTAGGGCCATACCTGAACGAATAGGAACTTCGTTTCCGCATTGATCGTAATCATGCTTTTCAAGAACTTTTCCTTTTTCAAGCATAAACATACCAATTTTTTCTAAAACTTGGTTTCTTACTCGTAATCTAGCCATCGGTGTCGTCTCCTTCTACTGGTCTACCGCCTTCATTTGGATTTGCTGCGCTGCCTGCAATATTTGCAGGTACTCGAAGATCATCATAACCTTCTACTGAATCAAACCCTAAATGGTTCCGTGCTTCGTTTGGAGTGATAACGCCAGCATTTACTAATGAAGTATAATACTGAGATTGGTCTCTTAACTCCGGCTGAAGAGCGGGAATGTCTGTAACATCTTCTTTTAACTCAAATCCAAAGAAACGTTCAAAAGCAAAGTTCATTTTGCGAACAATAGGTAAAACTGTTTCTAAGTAGTACATTCGCATATTAGGTCGAATATTTGCATTGTTTCCTGAGTCTAACATAATTGGGGGAATACCAAGTGCTTTTAAAATTATTTTTTCATTTTCTGAAATGGCACTTTGGAAATCTAATTCTTTAAAGTTTACATTTGCAAAAGAATCTATTTCTATACCGCCATCAAGAATAAGGGGTCTCCTTCCTCCTGCGTCTGGCTTATAACGAATACTCCAAGACTGTAACATTCTTTCTTTTATTTTCTCTGATAAAGTATTAGGACTTTTAAGTACTAGTCCAGGAACTGCACCGTTCTTAAAAAAGTTATCCTGAAAATCTCTCATACGCTTCATGAGAATCATTGTACGAAGAGCGGGCTTTAATCGTGAGACTCCTCTATAAATGGAGTAGAAAGAATTATCTTTAATATGAATAATTTCACTTGGTTTATAATCAATCTTTTCGTTAAAAGTAAACTTTTGAATATAAGTGGTATCACTTGCGTGAATAACCATCTTACTAGAAGGTAAGTGGTATAAATGTACTCCATCAAAGTACACAAAGATATTACCATCTAGTAAGAAATCAGTAACAAGATTACGTCTGAACGTACTAATGTCCTGAAAAGGGTTAGGTTCTTTGTTAAGAAGTAAAGAGACTCGCGATCTCTTTATGCCCTTTACTACACTCGCTAAATTCTGAATCTGAGGACCAACTGCAATAGGAATTTCTGCTGTATCGTCTACAATAAGATTTACGCCTCTGTTTACGATTTCAAGATCTTCATAGGCTCTTTCGTATCGGAAAGTAAATTCACGAGACGATTCAGTTTTATGATCAAAGTAGGGCTGTGCAGGATTTAGTTTTTCTTCTAAATTCTCTGCGTTACGTCCTAAAAATTTATCATACCATGCCATGTTTTTCTCGTTGAATCTCTACCCAATTTTCTTGCTTCTTTGCGGTGCCAAGTCCTGGATTTCTGCCATAGACTTTGTGTAACTGCAAATGATGCGCATGACACAAGGTAACTGTATGTTCGTATAACTCTGCCCAGTGTTTTTCTATGAATTCGTCTCTAAAAGATAAAATATTCTCTGGAAGTAACTTATTCTTTTTAACATAAGTATGTACCAAAGGACTTAACGTATGAAAGTGGTGAAAATCTAGTTGGGATGTTTCTCCGCAAATGTAGCACTCAGTGCCTTTCTCATACTTATTTTTTGCTTTATCTCTTATGTATTTTACGATGTCTCTTTTCAAATCCATTTTGTATTACCGAAAGTATATCTAATTTGAGGTGTTATGTCAAATACTATTTTTGACGAGGTGTCATCAAAACCCGCTGTTGCTTGTTTCGAATGAATATAATGCGTATCGCAAAGCATCTGCCATATGTGATGCTCTATTGTGTTTTGGCTTTTCTTTTGCTAAGTTCGGATTAGGATCCCATTGATACTGATCTAAGGCCATAAGACTTTCACTACAAGTCTGACTTACAAATAAACTATCATTATCGACTATACTTGCTACATGTGCAATTCCATCAAGTACGGATTTTTTAGCGTTGATGGTGCTAAGATCATAATTTTGTGCAAAGTCAAATCGAGTCTGCTGAGCAGCAGAGTCAATATAAATATAATCAATATCCCACTTATCCACCAACCTTTGTATCTCATGTGCGTGGTGCTCCGTAGTCCTCTCGGCATCTAAGTACTCGTCTAGAAGATAGTACTTTTGTTCGTCCCAGTCATATCCGATAACACAGAATGCGGTAGGATCTCGGTAACCGACATCCAAGCCAGCAAAAACATCCATTTTGTAAGTTTCCATTCCGTCACAGTTAATAATGCATTTTTGGTGATCAAAGTTCCACACTTGTCCCTCATAGATATTAAAGTCTGCTTCGTATTCTTGTTTGAACTCAGCTTCTGACATAGACTTTCGAGCTTCCTCAATGTCGCTTTCTGATATACGGGGATTGTCTTTATACGTTGCTTTAATTGAAACCCATTCTGGAAAATCATCTATAAATCCTCTATCAAAAAATTCAGAGAACCAATTATTTCGTCCTCGAGGTGTGGATATGAAAATTGCTTTAGAGTTGCCCTTATCCAAAGTAGGACGAAGAGCTACATTAAAAGCATCCTTGCCATCAGCAAGTGCCGCTTCGTCAAAGATAATTAAATCATAAGATCTACCAACACAAGAGTCAACCTGATTTACAGAGCCCATTCGTATAGTAGAACCATTAGATAGTTCAATTACTTTGTCTTTTGCATTATCTTTTGTTACTTCTAAATCAAAATGCTTAATTAAACCACGTTGTAGATCAAAAGAGATTTGAGAAAGAGAGTAGTTGGGAGACATAATTAAAATATTTGAGTTTGGAACAAGAGATACTAACTGTCCAATAATATTCGCAATATATGTTTTTCCCTGTCTACGAGAAAGCGCAGCACAGACAAAACGATATTTAGGATTGTTAATAGCATTAATAATTGCTACCTGAGAAGGCAAGGGCTCAATACCAAGTAACTCCATGTAAGGCTCTACTTGAAGCTTTAAGTATCTGTCTTCTTGAACATACTCGAATAGATACTCTGACAGTATGTCTTGCCTACTAATTTGAATCGCCATTTAGTCTTGTCCCATTGATCTCGTTTTACTATATAGCCTACAGCTTTCAAGTTCTGTCAGCTCTTCTTCCAACTCATCACCTGGCTTATTACGAATACTTTTTTTGTATTCTTCCACGAAAGTAAGGATATGTTTAGTATCTTGGCTAAGGTTGAGTTTTTCCATTTTACTTTTTCCAAAATTTGCCTTGAATAAGTTTCTTTATTACTACAAGAGGTTTGTATGCGAATTTAAATGTCCATTCATATTTGGCATAGTCTTTTTCATATTCACTTTTTGTAGTCCACTTTCTTTTCCAGTTATCTACGTAAAGATCTCCATGTTTGAGTATAGCGTGTCCACCTACTGAAGTAGATATAAAACATACCTGGAACTCTTTCTTAAATAACATCTTTAAAAATTTAAGTCTACTTCTTCCTGCAAGAAGCCAAGCGACTGTTAAAGCATAGTCTTCACAATCGCCTTCGTCTTTTTCTGCATCTACATCCAATACTCTCCAATAATCTGCTGCATTATATTGTTCTGTATCATACTGATACACAAAAAGATTATTAACTTTTTCTACTGCTTGGAATCTTGTTAAGTTCATTGTTTTCCACTATAAGCATTGGCCCCAAAGAAAGCACTTACCAGAGCGGCTATAGCTACAAAGTAAGTGGGTGCTATATCTCCAATAATTTTTGCTGCACTTTCTAATCCGAAAAGACTGGTACAAAAAATGCCAAAAGGATAAAGTAACATTCCAAACAAAGCAAACCATGTCATCTTTCTCATGGCGTCACGTTGAGCATCCTCGTCTTCTAGCTTCTTTCGTTTGAACTCAAGATGCATTGCTAATTCTTCGTCTGTAACTACACCGTCACCGTTTACGTCTGCTGGATGATGTTCACTCATTACCACTTCACCTTATCTGCCCAATATGCTGCTGACATTTTGCCTTTGGCAATGTTCTTTGCATGACGAGCCTTGAAGCTTGCTCGCTTCTTTCTCATTGCTTCTGATTCTCCAGCTTTTGGCTTACCTGCTGTTTTAGCTCCTTGTTGACCAAAACGAATAGTCTTAACTTTTGAACCTACTTTTGCCACTACAATATGTGACTTTTTAGCATGTCCTGGAGTTCTTTTTGGTTTATTAAAACCAGAAACACCCGCACGTTTTACTGCCGGATGTTTTTTCTTAACGCTTTTTCTTTTTACTGCCACGTTTCTTCCTTTTCGCAAACGTACTTACATACGTTGGCTTGCCTCCTGGATTGCCGGCGGCTCTTTTACGACGAATAGCGGATTTTCTTTGTGCTGGAGTCATTGACGATGCTTTAGAGGCAGGAACACACTTAGGATATTTCTTTTTTCCTGACTTGCTTCTTCCGCATTTTTCGAAACCCCCGCCCTTCTTAGGACGGGAGATATCAACCCACTTTTCTCCAAACCATCTAGTTAACCCACCTGGTGGTTTGATTCCTGCCATTTTAGTCTCCCGGACTAACGCTTAGAAGGTCACTTCTTCTTTTTACCCTTCTTTTTCATAATTGCTTTTTGAAGTGCAGGGGGAAGTTTCTTTTGAGCAGCAGTTAAACCACCCATAGACTTCTTTTTACCCTTGCCTTTCTTAGCTGGACGTCCTCTTTTACTTCCGTAAGTTCCTTTTCCTCTTGGCATTACTTGCTCCCCATGCGGTACTTACCGCCTTTGGCTTTATAAGTTTTTACAAGCCATCCATTTGCATAAGCTGAAGGATATACTGCAAACTTCCGCTTTGCTTGAGCCTTTACTCTTGCATAGAGTTTTTTATTCGTCGGAACTGGCTTCTTCTTCGTTGTCTTCCTTTTCTTCACTGCCATCTACTTCTCCATACCAAGTAGCTCGGCCTTCTTTACCGGCCTTTTCGTATTCAAGGGCTTCTTCTTCTGTATCGAATCTATGTAGCCCAGTGTCGTCTTGTATTTGCCAGTGATCGACTTTTTTAAGTATAGTCATTATTTACTCCTTTTGAGTGGGTAAAGTCGCAAGTACAGTCATAACAAATATCATTTATACAACTTTCGCAATTTTTACCGCAGTGACAGTCATGTCCACATTTTCCACACTTTTTCATAGTAGTCTCCTATGTGTTACTGTGCTGAATATACATCTATTATAGAGCACATTATTTTAAATGTCAAGAAATTTTTTTGACTAGGTATCGTTTACAAGAAAACTATGAGTCCTATAATAAAGCCTATGTTAAGACCTATAGAACATACCAAGAGAACATCTTTATAGAATCTATAACGTACATATTCGTACATCAGTCTGCAAGGGGATTATCGAGAGCCCTCTGCAACTTATTTTCCAATCTCGTCTCTAGTTCCTTGATTTCTCTACTAGTGTCGGATGTTAAAGCGTCTCGTTTTGCTTCAAAACGTTCGCTCGCCTTATCTATCATATCTCGTACTTTTTCTTCTGAAGTACGAACTTTGTCTTCTGCTCTATCTGCCTGCTTTTCTATTCGCAGTATATCATCTTTAAGACCTGACTTAATGTCTCGAGTATATTCAATAGCGTCGTCAAGTTTTTGTTCAATTTGTATATTCCGGCTTTCAATTGCATCTATATCAATGTTCTGGACAATTTCTTTCATGTCCATATAGTCTGCGTAAAACTCGAAGGCAGCCCAGGAAGCACCGCCCAGAGTAGAAAGAGCTGTAAGAACTACAGCCATCTTTCCTCCCTTAAACGTCATTCCTGCTACTTCAAATTCTGCCATTAGTTGTTTCCTGTTGCTATAACCGATTGCGGGTTTGGTAGAGTAGGTTCGTTGTCTCCTACAAATTTTAAGTTCCTGAGATTATTTAATTCTGCTTTTAACTTTTGTACTTCCATACGTTTCTTTTCTAACTCTAGCTTATATAGTGTATTGCAATTGATTCTTTCTTTGGGTCCTCCTATGGGGACCGTTATTCTAGCGTATACACTAACGTCTTTCTCTTGTCCTAAGGAAGGCGTATTTGTAGTATCGAAAGCATTATTAAATGGAGAATCATATCCCTCATTTAATATACCAACTACTCCAAACTCTAAACTAGTTGCGGATCCAATAGCATTTTGACACTCTAAGCCATCTGCTCGTATTCTATCCGAAGCATAGCTTTGAGGGCTGCTAGGTAAGTTTAGGTTCAAAGAGCTCGTATCGGCTCTGACCTTCCCTGCAAGTACTAAAAAACACAGTACTGCGATTATAAAAAATTTCATTTATTTCACTTTATTCTTGAACAAATTTTAGAAGATATAACAGAGGCTTCCTGCCCCGGTACCTTTAGTATCTTGGAAGTAGAGCATATAAATCTTGCTTTTTTAATATCTTCTTTACGAATATATACTTCTATCTTCTTTGAGCTTAAATACTTTAATTTTAATATTTCATCACTGCTACCGAACCTAATTGGCTCCATATCATCTGATAGAACCGTAATCTGATAGTACTCTATCTCTTTTCGTTTATTTAATAACTTCATCCTAGCCACGTAGATACCAGGTAAGTACGATGGAACTAACTCTGGATAAGCTGGGGTAAACTCATGAGAATAAACACTATTAGCTGTGAGTAATAATATAATTAAAAATATATATCTCATTATTGCGCTATACACTCCGCAGTTACTGTTGCTGAGTAGTTACCTGCAGGAAACGCTTTGTTATATCCATATGCAGCAGTTGAAGTTACATCAAACCATACACTACCTGCGATAGATAAATCAAACTCTACAGTATTATTGTAAGAGATTTTTCCTGATTCAAAAGCAGACATACTTGCATCAGAGCTTTCACCTACTACAACTGCACCAGTCCAAGTCACATTATCATCAAGCGTAGGGCTTTGAGAAAATTGATTAGGATAAGTAACAGTAGCATGGTATGCATTTGCTGTTACAATATCATAGCGAATTCGTGGTTTAACACCACCATCAGTAGGATTTGTACTGAGAGTGTATGCATTAGGGTTTCCGTAAACGCCATCCGTGTCTGTAGTAATTACACACTTAGATTCTACAGTTCCATTAATAGGTACTGTAGCGGCTACTGTTTGGGGTATTAAAATAGCAGAAGCTAAAATGGCTGCGAATTTATTCATTTAAAACTCTCTAGTGTCCTTGGACACGCTTGTGATAATTTAATTATCGTATTGCAAGTCTTTCATTTTCTCATGCAATAGCTGCTGCGCAAAAATCGCTCTTCGAGCTTTTCTATTATCAGAGATTTCTTTTTGTTCGAATTTAAGAACATCGTTATACTCTCCTCCATCTATTGATTCAAGATAGGATTTGGGTATGTAGTTTAACGCAAATAATGCTTGTTCTTGTAGTATCGCAGAATCATTCATCATTTGTGAGTTTAGACCTCCGAGTAGCTTCTCTAGATCTACTTTAATTTTTTCGTTACGTTTCTTGCGCTCATACTCTTCTTGCTCTTTTTCTCTTTCGAGTTCTGCTTTCTTTTCCATTTCTGCGCGAATAAACTCATCTTGTAAAGGGTCTTCAAACTCTACTACAGGAATAATGTCTTCTAAATTGTAAGGGACTTGATAGTCGGGACAGCTTGGATCGCTTTGAGGATCAAAGCAAGGATCATATTGATAAGTGTAGGTAACAGAAGCGTTTTCTACAGAACCTTCGCCCTGAATTTCGATAGACCCGTCTCCCCAACGTTGAAGAGGTATAGCTCCTACTGGAATTACTTTTCGAATACCAGTGCCAGGAAGACCCGACCAATCATCTTCTTCCCTAAAAACATAGCCATCTCCAAGTGCATCTTCATTTTGCACATAGACGACCATATCATCTTGAACTTCTTTTACGGCATCATATCTATAAATTACATTACTAACTGTAAGACCTGCCTGCTGTGGCAGTATATTTTGCATAACCCAGTTATAACTTGAACTGGCTGCATTCTGAGTTGTACCGAATACTTGCTCAGAGTAAGAGGAGGACGAGTAAGCTAGCAACGCTACCAATACCCCACAATGTCTTTTTAGTAGTTTCATTCATTTTACCTTCGTCTTCGTCAGCCACTGGCTGTATTTCGGTATGTGACTCCCACCCTGCTTTTGCATCTTTTCCGATCAAACCATCATAAGGACAAGGTGTTCCTGCCATCATCATTGCGTCAAATACTCTCTTATCTTGACACATTACAGACACTGCTGCAACTTTCATTCCCATGTCATACAACGTCTTTGCGTTCTTCAGCTTCTCACAGTTCATGTCTCGCATTGTTGTACCTGCTGAGATACCAAGAATCTGTGTTTGTACTGCTCCTGCCACGCCCACCGTACATAAGTCTGAATTTGATATATTCATTGTCGGTGTAATTGCTGAAGGCGGTGGCGACTTCAAAGTTGTTGTACTATCCGTAGTAATTGTACTGTTTGTTGTTGAGTCCGTTACAATTACATCTTCTTCCGCTAATACTGCTGTTGACATTAGTAACAGCAAGAGTACCGCTATAATTTTCATTGTTTTACCTAAAGTTAAAGTGACATTGCTAAAGTAACAACTAATCCGGCTAAAAAGAGTATTACAGTACCTCCCATTTGAAGCTGGCGTGACTCCATACGATCTAGTTTGCCATCAATATCATCTAGTCGATTAAAAGTTGTTTTCCATCTCTCTTCACACATTACTTCATGAGCGCGAAGTTCAGATTTCACGTTGTTAATTTCTATCTGGTCAGACATTATTTTATGAGCTTTTCCATGAGCTTTCCGTAGTTGCCCTGGCCGAAAGGTAGTCCTTCATTAATCTGTACGTTTGTTTGATTCTTAACTTGTGTGCCTTGGGCCTTCTCTAATTCTGTCTGAGCCTTAATTTCATCCATTCTCATTTTATGAGCCATTTGCAATAAGTCAGCTAAATCTTTACTAGAGTAAACTCCGGTTTCTTTTGCTTCTTCTAACTTACTGTATATCATCTCGTCGAGAACGTTTGCAATATTGTTCTTGTTACGGTAGCCCATGTCTAAATACACTGTGTCAATATATTTCTTGACCTCTCGTTTATTTAGGATTTCAACTACTTTGTTTTCTTGAACGCCTAGTTGCTCGACGACTCCGCGAATATTCCCGAACTGCAAATAAGAATTTGCTACTTCAAGGCCTTCCGGAGAGATTGTGGTTATTTCTTTACCCATAATCGCTATTATACTTGGGGAGGGGTATAATGTCAAGAACTATTTTTAGGTACGTATAATAAAAAAGCCAGTGAGCGAGAGCTACCGGCTTTTTATTCTTTTAGAAGCGAAAACGGTTTAGACGAATAAAGGTGCGAATGGTACCATTAAAAGTACTAAGATAGCAACAATAGGCATAAACAGTTCCGCGTAGGGTGCGAGTTTTTTCATAGGGCGAGTGTAGGACCTCCTTTGCGTCCGATTTCTTGAAATCTTCTCTGATTTCGGACATAGTATAAGATATTTTAACCATAATGTCAAGAACTATTTTCAGAAGGTATATCGTACTTCAGTTTCTAGAGTAGTTTTTTTAAAGTCTTTCGTGCTTTCCGCTTTTCCTTTGATAATTAGTTTGTCAAATTTAAGTTTATACCCGATTTCTGCAGAGTCTTTTCCTACTTCTCCGTACAGCTTCTTTCCCTTGACGCCGATTCTAAGGTATTCGTCTTTAGTCTTTTGAGTATTTAAATCGTACTTTGACTTATACTCTACGTAAGGAGCGGCTGCTTCGACATTTGACCCTATAAACATGAGAGCTGCCATTAGAAATACAATAAGTAGAACTTGTCCA